GCTGGTGGGCCATAAAGCGGTCCCAGCGGTCTTGCTTGACCTCGTCCGGCACCACGTCCAGATCCAGGTCGTTGGCCGGCGCGCCTTCCACCGGGCTGTACTGGAAGCAGCCGACGCGGTCGAGCTGCGCTTCGGTCAGCCAGTCGAGCAGGTACTGGAAGTCTTCTTCGGTTTCGCCGGGGAAACCGACGATAAAGGTCGAACGGATGGTCAGTTCCGGGCAGATTTCGCGCCAGTTCTTGATCCGCGCCAGGGTCTTGTCTTCGAAGGCCGGGCGCTTCATGGCCTTGAGCACCTTCGGGCTGGCGTGCTGGAAGGGGATATCCAGGTACGGCAGGATCTTGCCGGCGGCCATCAACGGGATCAGCTCGTCGACGTGCGGGTAGGGGTAGACGTAGTGCAGACGCACCCAGACGCCCAAGGTCGAGAGTGCCTGGCAGAGTTCGGTCATGCGGGTCTTCACCGGCTGGCCGTTCCAGAAGTCGGTCTTGTACTTCATGTCGACGCCGTAGGCGCTGGTGTCCTGGCTGATCACCAGCAGCTCCTTGACCCCGGCCTTGACCAGGCGCTCGGCTTCGCTGAGCACCTCGCCGACCGGTCGGCTGACCAGCTTGCCGCGCATCGAGGGGATGATGCAGAAGCTGCAGCTATGGTTGCAGCCTTCGGAAATCTTCAGGTAGGCATAGTGACGCGGGGTCAGTTTGATGCCCTGCGGTGGCACCAGATCGATCAGCGGGTTGTGTTCCTTGTTCGGCGGCACTACTTCATGCACGGCGTTGAGCACCTGCTCGTACTGCTGCGGACCGGTTACCGACAGCACGCTGGGGTGCACCTTGCGGATCGCACCTTCTTCCACGCCCATGCAGCCGGTGACGATAACCTTGCCGTTCTCGGCCAGGGCCTCGCCTATCACTTCCAGGGACTCGGCCTTGGCGCTATCGATAAAGCCGCAGGTATTGACCACCACCACGTCGGCGTCCTGATAGGTCGGCACCACTTCATAACCTTCCATGCGCAACTGGGTCAGGATGCGTTCGGAATCGACCAGGGCCTTGGGGCACCCTAACGATATAAACCCTACACTCGGGCCTTTTTTAGTTTCTAATGTAGTCATGGTCTGATCACGGGAGAGCAAAAATTAGGGCGCGAGTATACAGCTATCTGCGGTTTTCTGATCCGCGGCAGGCGACGGGGAGCAGCGCCGACCGTCAGCTGCAATATGCGCAGCGTTGGGCGGCCGAGCGCGGCTTGGTGCTGGATGAGTCCTTGTCGCTGCGTGATGAGGGGTTGTCCGCCTATCACCAGCAGCACGTCAAGCAGGGTGCGCTCGGCGCGTTCCTGCTGGCGGTGAGTGAGGGGCGTATCCCTGATGGCTCGGTGCTTATAGTCGAGGGGCTTGATCGTTTGAGCCGTGCTGAGCCCATTCAGGCGCAGGCGCAGTTGGCGCAGATCATCAACGCGGGTATCACGGTGGTGACGGCCAGCGACGGTCGGGAGTACAACCGCGCCGGGTTGAAAGCGCAGCCGATGGACCTGGTGTACAGCCTGCTGGTGATGATCCGTGCGCACGAAGAGTCCGACACAAAGAGCAAGCGGGTAACGGCCAGCATTCGTCGGCTGTGCGAGGGTTGGCAGGCCGGCACTTATCGCGGCCTGGTGCGCAATGGCAAGGACCCGGCCTGGTTGGAATGGACAGGAAGCGAGTGGCACCTGGTGCCTGAGCGTGTAGCCGCGGTGCGGCGCGCGCTCGAACTCTATAAGCAGGGGCTTGGTGCTGGGCGTGCATCAAAGCTGATGCACGGGGAAGGGTATGCGCTGACGGACTGGGGAATAGCCGGCCAGCAGATCTACCGTCTGATCAAGTTGCCGGCGCTGCGGGGTGCCAAGCGCATCAGTGTCGGGGGCGAGGATTACCTGCTCGAGGGTTATTACCCGGCCCTGCTGACCGATGCCGAGTATGACGATCTGCAACTGCTGGCAGGCCAGCGGTACCGCCGGCGTGGAGCGGGTGAGATACCGGGAATCATCACGGGTATCGGCCGCACATACTGCGGCTACTGCGGTACGGCGCTGGTGGCCCAGAACATCATGGGTCGCAACAAGAAGCCGGATGGCAGCGTGTTGGATGGCCACCGCCGATTGCATTGCACGTCCTACAGCAAGCAGGGTGGATGCGGAGCTGGCGGCAGCTGCAGCGTGGTGCCCATCGAGCGCGCGATTCTCAATTACTGCGGTGACCAGCTCAACCTGCAGCGTTTGCATGAGACGCCGGACGATGGCCGCGGCGTGCGCGAGCAGCTGGCCACCGCCCGCCGTAAAGCAACTGAGCTGGAGCGGCAGCTGGGCAAAATTACGGACGCTGTGCTGGCCGATGAAAGTGGTGCAGCGCCGCTGGCATTTGTGCGGCGGGCGCGTGAGGTTGAGCAGCAGTTGGGTGAAGCGCAGGCCGAGGTGCAACAGCTTGAGCGGTTGCTGGCGTCCCGATCAGCAAACGTGCAGCCTGCGCAGGCGGCGCGCTGGATGGCGCTTACGGCTGAGGTTGAAGCCAATGATTATGCTGCGCGAGAACAGGTGCGGCAGTTGGTGATGGATACCTTTGAGCGCATCGTCGTTTATATGCGTGGCATCGGTGAGGAAGGCCGGCAGAGTAAGAACATCGATGTGATGTTGGTGCCCAAGGCGGGGCGGCCATTGTTGTTGCGGGTTGATCGGCGCAGCGGTGCTTGGGTGACAAGCGAAGGATTAGAAAGTTGATCGGAAATAGATTTGCAACGGAACTTTCGAATGTTTGTCGACCACTGCCTTTTAATTTATGTCAATGCTCTTTGTCGGCCCGATAAATAATCAAGTAAAAACCTAAAAAGCTGGTGTTCGGTAGTCAGTTTTGGAGTATCTAAATAGTCCTCTACTACAAAGAGGACGCCCTCATGCAGTACCGACTTGCTGAATTTATTCTAGATATCCTCGCCAGCGTGCTCGCTGAGCTGGTGCTTCGTGTGATTGATTGGGTAAGTATTCCGCCCTGGCTTTAGCGAGGGCGGAGGTGCTTTTTATGCCGCGTTGGCGACTTTGCTCTGCCCCGGTGGTGAGCTGTGTATCACTAGGTGGCCCTGGCCAATCCAGAAGTTCTTCTGCACGGCGATGCATACGTTCCAGGCTTCGCGGGCGACAGCAGGGCCTGCCTCGATGACGTTGCCGTCTGCGTCGATGATTGCCAGGCGCGCGGGGCGGCCGTCTGCGGTGGTGACCTGGTAGCCAGTGTTGATGTTGGCGCTGATGCGCGCCTGCTCCAGGGTATCGGTTTCGGGGATGCCGATCATCAGCGCTTACCTCCCTTGCGATTCTTCTTGCCGCCATGGGCGGTTGCCCTCCAGCTGACGAAGGTGGCCTGGCCGCCGGCCTCGTTGCCCAGGGCGTCGATGGTGGCGTCCATGATTGGGTACAGCTCTTCATAGCTCGCGGACTGGATGGTCTTGGTGGACTCAACCAGAGTGCGGCCGTCTGGGGTTTTGATCAGGTACTCGACTGCCCAGCGCATGCGTTTCTTGGGCAGCGAGCCGGTGACCTGTGCGCCGCGGCCTTCGGGTAGCTCGGTGCTGTGGAAGATGGTGCAGGTCATGCTGCCTCCTCCCCGGTTTGCTGGTCCACCAGGTTGGCGCGCACCAGTGCAGCGGCAACGGGTGGGCAGACGCTGTTGCCGCACATGCGCACCTGGGCGGCTTTGCTGAGCTTCTTGCCGGTGGCGGTGCGGTCGTGGATGTAGTCGGCCGGGAAGCCCTGGGCGGCATAGAGTTCGTGCGGCTCGAGCATGCGCATGCCGATATCGACGATCTGATAGGGCTCGCCTTTGACCATCACCAGGCCGATGCGGTCTTTGGTGGTGATGGTGTGCAGTGGTTCGGCCAGGCTTTGGCCTACGCCGGTGTCGTAGTACTTGAGCAGGAACGCGCGCACTTCACCGAGGTGGTTGCCCGATGCTGTGACGGTGTGCAGCGGCTCGTCAGCTGGTTGGCCGTCGCGACTGGTACCGCGCAGCTTGATCAGGCTGCTGGTGACCAGTGCAGACTTGCCTCCACCACCTGCCGTAGTGGTGGCCAGCGGTTCGCCGGCCGCGTGGCCGATGCTGCCGCCAAAGTCGCGCTGGATGTGTGCGAGCACCAAGGCGCTGTGGTCCACGGTGGTGACGGTGGGGGCGGGCTCATCCAGCGTCGCGCCCGGGCCGGTGTAGTTGCCGCCGTAGTGTTTTGCGAGGAAGGCCATCACAAGCGAATGCCTGTTAGATGTTGTTTGTGTTTTCAGCGGGGTGCGCAGATCGGTGGCGCGGGTCTCTGAGGACAATTTCTCGCCGTAGTACTGAGTCAGTACCGGGGCCACAACAGCAAAGTGCCCACCTTTTACCTGTGCGCAGATAGTCCGAAGAGGCTCATCAGGCCGCCAGACCTTGCCCTTGCTGCTGGCGTTGGCGCACTCGGTGATCAGCGGTGCCAGTGTCGGCACGACTACACCGGTACCAAGTTTGCTGGTGATAGTCTGCAGCGGCTCGGCCAGGCTTTGCCCACGGAAGTAGTCATAGCCGTGGTTGACCTTGACGATGAAGGGTTTGTCGCTGTCGATCACGTAGCGCTGAATGCCGCGGGCGATACGGCGCAGGGTGGCCTCGGCGAGTGGGCGCTTGCGGGTGAAGATCGACGGGCAGGGCAGCGACCAGTCGATGATATCCGCCGCCAGGCGCTGGGGCTTGGCCTGTTTGGCTTTGACCTCGGCGCTTGCGGCTGCCAGGTGCGTAGGGCTCGGCCAGACAATGGGCTGGCCATCGCAGCGGGCAATGAGGAACAGGCGCTTGCGGATAGCGGCTGCGCCGTACAGGTTGGCGCGCAGCTCTTTCCATTCCACCTGGTAGCCATGGCGACGCAGGGCGTTGACGAAGCTGTTGAAGGTGCGGCCCTTGTTTTTGGGGCATGGGCGTCCTTCGGCGAGGGGGCCCCAGGTTACGAACTCCTCGACGTTCTCCAGCATGATCACGCGCGGGCGCACGGTGGCGGCGTAGCGGATGGCGACCCAGGCGAGGCCGCGAATCTCTTTCCGCACGGGCTTGCCACCCTTGGCCTTGCTGAAATGCTTGCAGTCCGGGCTGAACCAACAAAGGTCGACAGGGCGACCGCCAGTGATCTCGCGGGGGTTGACCTCCCACACGCTCTCGCAAAAGTGCTTGGTGTGCGGGTGGTTGATCTCGTGCATGGCGATGGCTTCGGGGTCGTGGTTGATGGCGATATCGACCGGGCGGCCGAGGGCCATTTCGATGCCGGTGGAAGCGCCGCCGCCGCCGGCGAAGTTATCGATCACCAAGCCACCGAAGTTGAAGCTGGGTTGTGGGTGGATGCGGTAGGGGCTGGTCATGGTTGTGCCACCTGCTCACGCTTGGGGGTGAATCGGGACGGCGACCAGTCGCAGGATTCGTCGGCTGGGATGTGGCCAAACATCGTCGTACAGCGTTTGCAGTGAGCGCAGTCGGCGCAGGTTTTTCCTTCGGGCAGGTCCATGTCGTTTCCTGCACGCGGGAGAGGGGCACGGTTATCCATGTGGGGCGGCCTCCGTTGCGGCAGCCGTAACCAGCAACGCCTCTATCTCGCCGAGCCGAGCTTTGGCGTCGTTGACATAGGCAGGGTCGAAGCCGAACCCGTGCGGGCCGGTGCCGGCGAGCCATATAACTTTCTGGCAGGCGTCCAGGTCGCGGTGAATCGATTGCAGTTGCGCAGCCGTGATTGCCACGCTACCGGGTGCCACGGTTGCGGCTTCTGCCAGGTGCCATGGTGTCCAGTAGCCGTCATCCATCGGTACTGAAAGCGGAATACCCGGGCCGGTCCAGCGCAAGCCGTAGCGGGGGAGGCCCTGGCCCTCTGGCGGGCGTGGAGGAGGTTCGGGTGTTAGGCCGCGCAGCTTTTCGCACTCTGCCCGCAGCTGCCCGAACCGCGGGTGCAGTTCGATGACGTCGGCGGCCGGGTCGAGGATCTCGTTTGCCTCGTTCATGATCACCCAGAGCATGCCGCCGATAACTCGCCCGTAGAAGTTGGGGGCGGTGCGCAGCAGGCGGGCCAGGTGGTTGTAGAGGGTTTGCAGGTGGGTGAGGTTGTCGCTGTCGAACGCGTCCAGGCCGTCGTGCAGCAGCGTGGACAGACACTGCCCGGTTTCAGGTATGGAGAACGGGCCGCCAAAGCGGGCGTCGATCAGTTGCAGCACCTGGTGCAGCTCTTCGGCGGCCTTGATGTCGGCTGGGGAGGGTTTGGCCATTTTCATGCTGCAGCCCTCGCGCGGTGGGTGGTGGCCAGCAGCTCAAGCAGTCGGTCGTGGAACCGCTGGCGGACTACCTCCGGGGCGTGCTTGTGGATGCGGAGCGGTATGGCGGCGTAGCCCTGCAGGCATTCCCACTCAGATGGGTGCTCGGGTAGCAGATCGCGCTTCTCGGTGGCCAGGGCGACCATGTCGGCGTTCTTGACGCAGGCGGGCAGCTCGGGTTCAAGGACAAAGCGCTCGCAGATGGAGAGCCAGATGCGCTGCTCGATCTGGTGGTAGGTGTCCAGCAGCAGGCTTACGCCCTCGCGCTCGGCGGTGGTGAGGATGCGCATGGCGGCCGCGCGGATGCTGACCACGTTGCTCTTGGCGCTGAACTCGCTGACGAGATTCAGCCAGGTGATTTCGCGCTGGCGGGCCGCCTCGATCAGCAGCAGCTTGAGCGGGCGCGTTAGGTCGCTGATGTAGGCCTCGGTGCCGTCGTGCAGTAGCCCGGCCAGTTGTTGCTCGGGCGTGCCGCCTTCCCGCTCGATGATGTGCGCGACCAGCAGGCTGTGCTGGGCGACCGAGTAGTGGTGCGCGCAGTGGCCGTTGAAGCGGCACACCATGCTCAGGGCGTGGGCCAGATCGGTGGTGATGACGTTCTCGGCACGTGGGTTGAGCAGGTCGAAGGCTCGGGCGCTGTTGGTGAGTATCCAGGTCATGGCTGCGCATCCCCACTGGTAATGAGCCCGGCGGTATCGCGCAGGGCCTGGATGGCTGTAGTCATCAGCGCCTTCTCGGTTGCGGGCATCGGTACCAGCTTCAGGCCAACTTCCAGCTGGTCGAGCCCTTGAGGTGTGGATTCGCCTACCAGTCCGGCGAGCGCTGAGTGCAGCTTCGTAATCGTCTGCTCCGCTTCACGCATCGGGTGCTTGGCGCAGGTGCGGATATGGTCTGTCAGAACCTGGTGGCCAGCGGCCGGCGTGTTCTGTGGGTACTCGTGACCGCAGTAAATGCAGGTGAGTATCCGGGCAGTTGCGAAGCAGGCCAGCTCATGCTCGAACGGCACCTTGAAGCCGGCCGCGTTGCGGTGGCCACCGCCGCCGTATTGCTTGGCGATTTCGCCGACGTCTAGGCCATCCTCGGTGCTGCGCAGGGAGAAGTAGCGGTTTTCGGTGGTGTCCTGATAGCAGGCGGCGAAGGGTTCGCCCTGGGCCATCAGGTGGCCGGCGTCGCTGGAGTGGATGTAGGGCAGGTTTGCCACCGGTACGTAATGGCCGCCGATAAGCATGCGGCGTTTGCTGCCAGCCACCAGTTCGGCCACGTCTTTGTGGTGCTTTCGCTCGATGGCGCTGCCCGCAGCGATGGCGTCGCTGATCGGCTGCTGTATCAGCACATCCCACACCTCGAAGTCGTAGGGGTAGCTGAACAGGTTGGCTTGAATCTCGCGGGTGCCTTCCAGCTTGAAGCGCCAGAGGTCGCGGTCTTCGATGTGGTTGATCAGCGCCGGGCGTGGCTGGCCGGGATTGAAGTAGTCCCAGGCCAGGCCAGCGCCCGAGCGGCCCATGTCGAAGACGGTGCCGACGCGCTGAGTTGATGTGGCCCATTCGCTGAAGGTGGCGGGTGCGGTTTGCAGCTGTGCCAGGGCTTCGGCTGCTGTCTTGTGGTGATCGATGATCAGGATCGACCGTGCCTGGTGGCCGAGAAGCACCAGCAGCTCATAGGGGTACGAGAAATCCACGATGATGACGTCGCGGCCTTCTACGTCGGGTGCTGGTTTGCCGTAGTGGCCGGGATGAAACTCGACGTTCTCAGCGCCCAGCGCTTGGCGAACGACCCATGCCGCGCCGAAGCCGTCTGCGCAGTTGCCGTGGTAAATGCAGAGAGCCTTCATGCTGCCACCCCTTTCTTGGAAGCCACCAGGCTCATTGCTTGGTCGAAAGACAGCACGCGGCGGATGAATTGAGGGAACGGTGGGGTCTCGGTGGTCAGCACCAGGGTTTTGGTGGTGGGTACGCGGTCGTTTGGTTGCCAATTGTCGAGGATGTCGGTCAAGCCGAGGGCATCGGCAATGGCCCGGGCGTTGGTGGTTTTGCCGCAGCCCTCTGGGCCATATACCAGCCAGCTTTTGCCGTTGGGCGAGACGTTGGCGGCGAAGGTGAGGATGTCATCAGCCGAGGGCTTGGCGGTTGGTAGTGAAGCGGTGATGCGGTCGGCCATCTGGCCTACGCCTTGTGCAACGATATTGGCGAAGCGGGCCTGGTCGGCCAGCTTGAGGTTGGTGTAGGTCTGCGCGGCCAAGAGCAGTTGCTTATTGGCGATGCGTAGGTTGTGGATGTCGGCGGAGGTGAGCGACCGGGCGGCATAGATGGCGATGCGGGCGTCAGCGTCCTGGATGATCGCGTCGCGCTCCAGCATGTGCGCTGAGCGTTGGTTTACCGCTTTGAGCTGCATTTGCTCGATCTCGTGCTGCTGATCGGCGATGCGCAGCTCGTGGCCGCGCTTGGCGTCGTCGTAGCCCAGGTCATAGCCTTTGACATGGGCCTTCTGGGCTGCGCGGTAGGCCCCTACGGCCAGGCCGATCAGGGTGATTACAGCGAGCGCGGCGATGATTTGAATCTGGATGGTGTGTGACATGTGCTGTGTCCTCGTAGAGCCCGCCGCCGGGAATAATTGTGAGAGTCCGGAGGCGGGGTGTTGCGACGGGTTAAAGGGTTACTTGCACTGCTGGTAGGTGCCGATGGTCAGCGGCACCAGACCGCCTACGGCTGCTTCCAGCACACGCTTGAACTCATCTGCGAAGGCCTCACGCTGTGCGTCTTCGCCTACCCAGCGCAGCTTGAGCTGTGGTTCGTCGCGGCCGGTGAGGACCGACACGCGCAGGGTGATGCATGCAGCCTCTAGCGGCTCGTAAGGGCGGGTGGTGAAGATGAAGGTGGTCGGCATGGTCTCCAGGCTGCGCGCCTCGATCTCATCCATTGCGCTGCGGCGGGCCGAGAGGTCGCCCACTTCGCTGTTTTGCGTGCTGGTGGCCTTGATGCTCATGCGTCGCACGGCGTTGATCGCTGCCGGCATTGGCAGGGTATCTTCGCCGGCCCCGGCGATCAGGTACGGCATCCAGTCTTCCAGGAACTCGGCCAGCGCTTGTTGGCTCAGCGCCTTACCGACGATGGCCTGCAGCGCGACATAGGCCGCCGTGGGTTTGAGGGTGAGGTTTGCAGTGTCATCGCCGTGGCCAGGCTCTGCGTCGTTGCCCAGGTTGAAGATCACCGTGGCGCTCATCGCGTCTTGATCCACGAAACCTGCTGGCTTGGACTCATTGGTGGTGTGGCGCTCCACGTAGTTGGCGAAGTCCGCCAGGGAGTGGGTGCGCAGCGCGCCCCGGAAGCGGTCCCGGCCCAGCTGGAAGGGTTCCAGATTGTGGAGGGTGACTTCCTTCGGCAGTGCGGCCAGGGTATGCCCGCCGGTTGCGATGGTCAGGTTCGCGGCGGCAATGGCGTTGGCGATGATGGTTTGCAGTGCGTCTTTGTCGAACATGGATCAGTTCCTTAAAGTGAGAGTTGGAACGTTGGTTAGTGGCGGTCAGGTGCGCGCGGGGACGGGTGTGTCTTCCTTCTTGAACAGCTGGCCAGTGGGGTTATCCAGAAACGGCTTCAGGCCGTCTGGGGTGACGTAGAGCGGGGTGTCGAGGGTGGTGTCCTCGCGGCGCTTACCGCGTTTGGTGGGCTCCACGAAGTCCAGGGTGTGGGTGACATTCACCTGGTGGCTCTGGGCGATTTGCTTGAGCTTGAAGGTGACCGTCACCGTGCCCTGCTTGCCGTACTCCACGCAGCCCGCGGCGACGTTGGAGAGGGCTTGGCCAAGCTGGTTGGCGAACACCCCGGCGTTAAGGGATTGCAGGAAATCGGATGCGTCAGTGGCTTTCATGTGCTGTGCCTCTTGGGTTGGTGTTGGGCGTTATCGCCCGGTTAAGCCGCTGCCTCTGCCCGTGAGTCGAGGTAGGCGGCTAGGTCCGTCAGGCGCACATACGGCGGCGCTAGGCGGGAATCTGTGTGCTTGAAAGTCGGGAGGGTGATCTCCTTGTTGCGGATCAAGGCGCGCAGGCGTTTGTCGGTTTTGATGTGCGGGAAGTAGTGCTCGCGCACTTGCGCCAGCGAGAGGCTGTTGGCCTTCCAGCGTTGTTGCAGCAGTTCCAGCGTTGTCATGCCTGCGCCACCCCGCACCCCGCCGGTAGCCGGAGCCGCAACAGCGCGACGAGACTGTCGACAGTCTTGCCTTTGTCGTGGGCTGCGATGTTGCCGGCTTCATCGGTGATTACTGCGCCGAAGGGGCGCAGTGGGTCTGTGGTGAGGGT